TTCAGCTGTCATCATATATCTATGAACGCACAACTAACCGAAATCATGCGCCTTATCACCAATCTGATCCGCATAGGTGTAGTCACCGAAGTGGACCGGGAAAACTGGCTTTGTCGGGTGAAAACGGGCGACCTTGAAACCAACTGGATTAACTGGCTGACGCTGCGCGCGGGTAATGCCCGCACATGGTGGCGACCATCGGAAGGTGAGCAGGTGGTGCTGCTGAGTCTGGGCGGCAATCTGGAAACCGCCTTTGCGTTACCCGCCATCTATTCGAATCAGTTCGCGCCACCTTCGACGTCGGCGGACGCCTGCGTGACAGAACATCCTGACGGCGGCTGGTTTGAATACGAACCCGCCACCGGGCGCTGGTATGTCAGGGGCATCAAATCAATGGTCATTGAGGCCGCTGACAATATCACCCTGAAAACCAGTGAGTTTATGCTGGAGGCTGACCGCACGCGTATTAACAGCGAAGTGGTGATCAATGGTGGCGTTACCCAGGGCGGCGGAGCGATGAGCTCTAACGGGATTGTGGTTGATGCGCATCAGCATACTGGCGTCCTGAAAGGCGGCGACACAACCGGAGGTCCGGTATGACGCTTTATAGCGGGATGAACAATACCAGCGGCAAAGCCATTACTGATATTGACCATCTGCGCCAGTCGGTGCGGGACATTCTGCTGACACCGCAGGGTAGCCGTATTGCCCGTCGGGAATATGGTTCTCTGCTGTCGGCACTGATAGACCAGCCACAAAATCCGGCATTACGCCTGCAGGTCATGTCGGCAGTGTATGTGGCGCTGAGTCGCTGGGAGCCACGGCTGACGCTGGATTCCATCACCATCAACAGCGATTTTGACGGTTCAATGGTGGTGGAGCTGACCGGGCGGCGTAATAACGGTGTGCCTGTTTCCCTTTCCGTATCAACAGGAGCAGAGAATGGCAGTGATTGACCTTTCGCAGTTGCCTGCGCCGCAGATTGTGGATGTGCCGGACTTTGAGACGCTGCTTGCCGAACGCAAGGCAGAATTTGTGGCGCTTCATCCGAAAGATGAGCAGGAAGCAGTGATCCGCACGCTGGAACTGGAATCTGAACCCGTCACCAAATTGTTGCAGGAGAACGCTTACCGTGAGTTGCTTCTGCGCCAGCGCATTAACGAAGCCGCGCAGGCGGTGATGGTGGCTTATGCGATGGGCGGCGATCTTGACCAGCTCGCTGCCAACTACAACGTGAAACGCCTGACGGTGACGCCTGCTGATGATGACGCTGTGCCGCCCGTTGCAGCTGTGATGGAAAGCGATGAAGCGTTACGCCTGCGTGTGCCTGCAGCCTTTGAAGGGCTTTCAGTTGCGGGGCCAACTGCAGCTTATGAATTTCATGCCCGAAGCGCCGACGGTCGGGTGGCGGATGCCAGTGCAACCAGTCCGGCACCTGCAGAGGTGGTGCTGACTGTCCTTAGCCGCGAAGGCGATGGAACAGCAGAAAAAGACTTGCTGGATGTGGTGGAGAAAGCCCTGAACAGTGAGAACGTCCGCCCGGTGGCTGACCGTCTGACGGTTCGCAGCGCAGAAATCATCCCGTACCGCGTGGAAGCCACCATTTTTCTCTATCCGGGACCGGAAGCAGAGCCGGTAATGGCAGCGGCAAAAGCCAGTCTGCAGAAGTACATCGCCAGTCAGACGCGTCTTGGCCGGGATATTCGCCGTAGCGCCATCTTTGCCGCCCTGCATGTTGAGGGTGTGCAGCGTGTGGAGCTGGCTTCGCCGCTGGCGGATGTGGTCCTGAACAAAACACAGGCGGCATCATGTACGCAGTGGAGCGTAACCAACGGAGGAACGGATGAATAGTCTGCTGCCACCGGGTTCAACTTCACTGGAGCGCCGACTGGCGCAAACCTGCAGCGGGATTTCTGATTTGCAGGTGCCGCTGCGTGACTTGTGGAATCCAACGACCTGTCCGGTCAGTTTCCTGCCTTATCTCGCCTGGGCGTTCTCTGTGGATCGCTGGGACGAGGACTGGACGGAAAGTGTCAAACGCCAGGTGGTGAAGGATGCTTTTTATATTCATCAGCATAAAGGAACCACCAGTGCCGTGCGGCGGGTGGTGGAGCCGTTCGGCTTTCTGATCCGCATTATTGAGTGGTGGCAGACCGGAGAAACACCAGGCACGTTTCGCCTGGATATCGGCGTGCAGGATCAGGGCATCACTGAAGATACCTATCTGGAACTTGAGCGACTGATAAGCGATGCCAAACCATGTAGCCGTCACATGATCGGCATGTCCATCAATCTGCAGACCAGCGGCCCGCATTGGGTGGGAGCCGCCAGTTATCTTGGCGAAGAAATCACGATCTATCCGTATATCAACGAAACAATTATTTCCGGCGGCACCGCGCATGAAGGCGGGGCGGTCCATGTTATTGACACAATGAGAGTGAATCCATGAGCACAAAATTTTATACCCTGCTGACGGATATTGGCGCGGCGAAACTTGCCAGCGCCGCCGCGCTCGGTGTGCCTTTAAAAATTACCCATATGGCGGTCGGCGATGGCGGCGGAACATTACCAACGCCGGACGCAAAGCAGACAGCACTGGTAAATGAGAAACGCCGGGCTGCGCTGAATATGCTCTATATCGACCCGCAGAACAGCAGCCAGATTATTGCTGAACAGGTGATCCCTGAAAACGAGGGCGGTTGGTGGATACGTGAAGTGGGCTTGTTTGATGAGTCCGGGGCATTGATTGCCGTGGGTAACTGCCCGGAAAGCTATAAGCCGCAACTGGCTGAAGGCAGTGGGCGTACCCAGACCGTGCGCATGGTGCTGATTACCAGCAGTACGGGCAATATCATCCTGAAAATCGACCCTGCTGTAGTGCTGGCAACCCGCAAGTATGTGGATGACAAGGCACTGGAGCTGAAGGTGTACGTGGATGACCTGATAGCAAAACATCTTGCCGCACTGGACCCGCATTCACAGTATGCACCCAAAGAAAGTCCGACATTTACCGGAACCCCCAAAGCGCCAACGCCAGCGGCGGGGAATAATACCACTCAGCTTGCGACCACCGCATTTGTTCAGGCGGCACTGACGGCCCTGATTAATGGTGCGCCAGCCACGCTGGACACGCTGAAAGAAATAGCCGCAGCCATTAACAATGACCCGAAATTCAGTACCACCATTAACAATGCGCTGGCACTGAAAGCGCCGCTGTCGAGTCCGGAACTCACCGGAACGCCAACAGCCCCCACGGCGGCGCAGTCGGTCAACAATACACAGATTGCCACTACGGCTTTTGTGAAATCGGCGATTGCGGCAATGGTGGGTTCTGCACCTGCGGCACTGGATACACTGAACGAACTGGCGGCGGCACTGGGGAATGATCCGAACTTTGCCACGACAATGCTTAATGCGCTGGCAGGTAAACAACCGCTGGACAATACGCTGACTAATTTGAGTGGAAAGGATGTAGCTGGTCTTCTCACATACCTTGGTTTGGGAGAAGGTTCAGCATTACCTATTGGTGCGCCTGTTCCGTGGCCTTCTGAGACACCTCCAACAGGCTGGCTGAAATGCAACGGTGCTCCTTTTTCTGCTGAAGAATACCCGAAACTGGCAAAGGCTTACCCGGCAAATAAATTACCTGATTTACGCGGTGAGTTTATTCGTGGCTGGGATGACGGGCGCGGTATTGATGCAGGACGTGCTTTATTGAGCCTTCAGGCTGGGATGCTGGAAAAGCACCGTCATATTGTTGTTGCCAATGATGGTTACGACACAAAAGATGAATGGGAACTGGCTACGATTTTCAAAAAGACATACACACAAGGACGGGGACTTGATGCCACAAATACAGGAGGGAGTCTGATCCCATCACCGACACTTCATTCACGAGGGAGTATCGGTAATACTGGCGGGAGTGAAACCCGTCCACGAAATATTGCATTTAACTTTATCGTGAGGGCTGCATAATGGATAACGCCGTATTAAATAGCGAGCTTATTGCCACGAAGGCGGGGAATATTACCGTCTATAACTATGATGGTGAAACTCGGGAATATATTTCCACTTCAAATGAATATCTTGCCATTGGTGTCGGTATCCCTGCATATTCCTGTTTAGATGCCCCTGGCACACATAAGGCGGGTTATGCTATCTGCCGTTCGATGGATTTAAACTCATGGGAATATGTGCCAGACCATCGCGGTGAAATCGTTTATAGCACCGAAACAGGAGAATCGAAAGAAATCACAGGTCCGGGTGATTATCCTGAAAATACGACCACTATCGCCCCGTTAACGCCATACGATGAATGGGATGGTGAGAAATGGGTGACAGATACTGAGGCACAGCATAATGCCGCAGTAGACGCGGCAGAAGCACTGCGCCAGTCACTGATTGATGCAGCAATGGCTTCCATTAGTCTGATTCAACTGAAACTACAGGCCGGACGGAAGCTGACGCAGGCAGAAACCACCCGACTTAACGCTGTGCTGGATTACATTGACGCAGTGACGGCAACAGATACCAGCACCGCGCCGAATGTCATCTGGCCTGAACTGCCGGAGGCGTAGGCCATTCAATATCTAGAGCACTGGAGGTATCAACCAGTTCCAGTGCGTCCAGATAATCCAGCCACAAATTATATTGCGCCAGTTCCTCACCTTTCAGACGACCAATAGCCGCTTTACCAGGCCATTGTTTACTGTTCATATAATCGTTGGCCTGATTAATCAGTTGCTGCTTTTCCAGTTCGGCTGCAGCAATCTGTTCCTCATGTGTTGGTGGTGGAATTTCAGACCATGCAGGAAAACCATTTTCTCCAGCGATACGGATTTTTCCTTTTGGTGGTAATCCGGAAAACTCAATATACACTTGCTCATCAACTTCAACAGCATCATCTGGCCATGAGTCAGCTTGAGTGTAATCCTCTTTCATCTCCAGCGGATAGAAAGAGTTTGTAGTCGCGGAATATATGTAATTCAT